GGTGGTGGAGCTAATTCTGTAACTTCTTCTGGTACAAACTCTTCGTGTACTTCTTCTTCCCCACCATAAAAGGCAAGTTTTATTTCATCATAAGTACTTAGAGTTATCCATTCATCCAACTTATAGGCACCAGCTAAATATTCATCTGGGATTGTATAGGTTCTATCAATAAACCTATGACCAATAAATTCTGAATTTTTTCCTTCTCCTTTACGAGTAAAAGAAATCAATTTTCCTTCGTCTGGGTCTGAGAATGGAACATAGGGTTTATTTACTTGTTGACCGGGTAATGTAGGCACTTTTGACATTGCTGCAAGATACCGTTCCATAAACCAATGGGCAACATCAAAAACTTGTACCCCAACATCCCTTTCTTTTTCGCTATCATATACAACAATATTGTAAATGGATCGCTGTTTGGGAGATAATGATTTTACTAAGTCTTCATCATAATCTTCCTGTTTCATTAATTCTGCCCGATATTCACATATAGGACAGGGCTTATTGAAATTTCTAGCAGGACAGACGTATGCATCTTGATTTACTCCTACTTGATAATGTACAAATAGAATAAGGACATATTTCCATGATCCAGGTTTGGCTTTAGGGTCATACTGACCTGCTTGATAAGGAATTATATCAAATATATGGTCACCTGATTTACATTTCCATAATCGTAAATCAGGACTTTCCTTAAATATATTTCTAAACTGACCTGAATCATCTTTGTGTTCATAATTATGTTTTGTTTCCGCCAATAAAGCGTTTCTCATTTCTGTTCGTTTATCTACTGCCATGATTAATCCTCCTTATTTTTATGATTCAATTTTATTTTCAAATCTTTTATTATCTGCCGGGTTATCCTCCTTTTTTCTCGGTAAAAACTGGTTAATACAGCACTTGTTATTATTTGAACTAACAAATATATAAATAATAAAAAAGCTAATGTACCAAATAGTATTATTGAAAACATACTCATAGTTTCTTCCTTTTTATCATAGTGGTGTTTAAATTTCTTTCTTGTTCTGTAGTGCTTTCCGCAATTATTTCTTTCATAGCTTCTCCAGCTTCTGCAGATTCTGTTCTAGGTCTTGACCAATAACCTTGATTATAAAGTTTTACTAGATTTTCAATTGTTGTCTTTCTTTGTTCAAAAGCTTGTTTTGCAGCTTCAAATATATTGTAGTTGTAGATAGATTCTTCATAAGCTTCATCAGCTTTTCTTACTTCATCTTGAGATTCTACTACATTAAATACGGCGTTATCTGTAATCTTTTCTAATCCATATGCTGCTGGACGACTTCTAATATCAAAAGCACATTCTGCTCTTTTTATAGTAGCTTGTCTTTTTAATAAAGAGGATTCTTTTTTTACCTTGGCACTCATTACGGCATATTTAAAGAAACGCCGTGGTTGATCTATACTTTCAAAATCCAAAGCATTTTTATCTACATTCAGATCATTTTCTATTTCTTTTATTTCTTCTGTATCATTAAATTCTTCCATAGTTACTCCTTTTATTTTTTAAACTGGTACAGGGCAGGGATTTGAACCCTGCATGGGTTGATTTCAAATCTAAATTCTCTGGCCTTAATACCCAGTCCCAAGGTACGCCCAAAAGGTACTGCTTGCGTCTACCCATTCCGCCACCTGTACCATATATTTATATTAATGTAGATAGGTAACAACTAGTTATTAATCCAGCTTTACCCGAATCATAATAATTATTAGAGAATTCAGCCATTAATAAAGCAACCTTTTTTCCTTCATCTCCTTTACATTTTAAAAGCCAATTAGATAAATAACCTAATATAGCCCTTCTTATACTTTCTGGTTCCCCTTCTATTCCTTTTAATAAAATAGATAGTTTTACCCATCTGGTTGCCCCAGATTCTCTAGACGAAATGGCTCTACAGAGATCAAGAACAGTAATTTCATCTGTAGAAATGGTGGTTAATACTTGTAACTGAGATGTTTCGTCATCAATATCTATTATTTGATCTAACAGTTTAAGAGATTGTCTGGGGCAACCATCTGCGGCATGGAGGATACCATTTATAACCCTTTCTGATAAGATTTTTCCTTCATATTCTAATACCCAATTTATTAAACGGGTCATTTCTGGTCTACTTAAAGAAGATACTTGATATGTTGTAGCTCTAGTTTTAATGGTTTTTAAAAGTTTATCTGGTTCGGTAGTACATAATATAAAGTAATTATTTGGCCCAGGTTCTTCCAAAATTTCTAACATTGCGTTTTGAAATTCGTTAGTAGATTTATGAACTTCATTTAATATGATAACTCTGTTTAACCCATATAAAGGTTGAAATCTACAATTATCAATTATTGTTCTAGCAGTGTCTATACCTCTCATATTGGAAATATTAAGTTCTAATTTATCCATTGTTCCACAACCCAATTCTTTAGCTATTATTCTTGCTAAAGTAGTTTTTCCACAACCGCTTGGACCGCAAAGAAGATATGTTTGGGGTCTGTTTTCCCTATGTAAAACTACTTCAAGACTTTTAACAATAGATTCATTTCCAAAAATAGTAGCTAAGTCTTGGGGTCTGTAATCATTTTGTAGTGGCATTTAAACTCCTATAATTTTATTTCTAAAAAAGAATCGGGAATATACCCAGTAAAAGATATTTTATAATTCAAAAAAGATTCTTTCGGCCCTCCCATAGTTCTAATGTCTATGACATTAGAACTAAGTTCTGTTTCAAGTAATATTCCTATTTTCTTTAATTCATATAAAGCTTTTTGAACTTTTGTTTCTATTTCTGGATTGAGAGATACTTTCATATTATTTTCCTCTTTTCTTCTTACTATATACTACAATATTTTCCTTAAAATCAAGCTTCTTCATATTCGTCATATTCTTCTTTAAGATTCCACGGTTGATCTATTTCTGCTACTTCTATTTCTGATAATAATGGAAGGATTATCCAAGGAAATTCTTTTCTTATTTCCTCTGTCATTACTCTTTTAACTGTAGATAAAACATGATTAAGTTCTGGAGGATATATATTTAGTATAAGAGAATCATGTATTTGTCCGATAAGTTTTGTTTTCCATCCTTCTAGTTTTCTTATTTTATTAACTCTTATAGCAGCCCAAAGTAAACAATGAAAAGCTGTTCCTTGAATAGGAGTATTTGCTACTTGATTTCTACTAAGTATTCCCCTTCTGCGGAAGCCGGTTAACATTTCTATATAACCATGGGATTGATAAAATTTCCAATTATCATCTTGAAATTTCTTTGTTATTTTATATTTCTTCCAAAACTCTTGTTCTGCTTTTTGTACTCTTCCTATAGGTATATTATTATATCCTTTTTCAACTAAATTACGATAAATTGATAAATAATAAGAACCATAAAATAAAGCAAAAACAAAAGAGTTTTTAGCATCAAATCTACTACAGCCTAAGTAATCAGCCCATTCTTGATGTGGATCACCGACAGCTGATTTTATTAAAACAGGGTCTTTTGAATAACAAGCTATTATTCTTACTTCCATTGCTCCATAATCAGCCTCTCCTATTCTATAACCTGGAGATGGAATTATACCTCCTCTGATTAATTTCATAGAATATTTATCTCTTCGGGGTAAATTATGGAAGTTTGGATTTGAATTATGAACGCAAATTTCATTTGCTATAAAATTATGAAATTCTTCCACTTGTATATCATATACTTCAGAGTAGGTATTTAAATATTCTATTTTAGTTATAAAATGATTATTAGAAACAAATTTTCCATATTGATTTCCCCATTTTCTTTGATAAGAAGTATTAAAATAAATAATATATAATTCTTTACTTTTATAAAAGTTAAATCCAAAAACCCTCTCTGTTTCCTTTGGACCGTTTATTAAAACTTTTATGAGTTTATTTCTACTTATATATTGTTCTTTATTATCCCACCGACCTTTGATAGCTTTTTGATTTATTTTATATAAAACAAAATATCTTTTAAAAGTACTAAAATCATATTCTTTTTTTGATATTTTTCCTTTATTTTTAATTATTATTCGTAATAGTTGAAATTTAGTTAAATGCAAAGAATTAGGATTTTCCAATCCCGTTTTATACTTTATTTTTCCTTCTTGTCTTAATTTTTGAAGGGTTTTTACTCCCCGTAATCGGCTTTCTTGAGTTAAAGTATTATGAATATTAGGATGATGTATTTTTAATACTTTTTTTAAATTAGTAGGAATATTATTAAAATGATTTTTATCTTCATGATGTATTAATTCATCATTATTTATTTCTCCAAATAATTGATTATAAATAAATACATGATCTAATTTAGAAGGCTTTCCGGTGAAATATATTCTATCATCCTTAGCAGTTCTGCCCATAGCTAAAACATGGGATTTAGGAGAATGTTTGGATACCCCTTCTTCTCTGAAATCTTGTTTTATTTTAGAGGCTTCTATATATGTTCCATTTATTGTTCTTATTAAATGATCAGGAGTACAATCTAAAAATCCAGTTTTACCTCTTCCAGTTCTCCAATGTATTCTAATTATTTTTTTTATTCCTGTTTTACCTGCCCATAATACTTTTCGTAAAACAGGGTTTAAATTATTATCATAACAATATACTAAATCTCCTATTTTAACATCTTCGATTGATATTCCTTTTGGATATTTAGAAACATCTCTAACTATTTCAATCTTTGTTCCTTTAGCAAGACAACTACTGCTTCTATAGGTATTCACTAAATGTAGATTAAAGTTGGTATGTAATATACCATCTACTTCTTCATTTAGTATTCCTTCTACATATGTTTTTTTATTCTTTTGAATTTTTCTAACTTTAACTATATCTTTTGCAAAAGGTAGGTCAATACTTTCCAATACTTCCGCATCTACAGAAGCCGCTTTTTTCTTAGTAAATTTGCTTGGGGTTAATCCTAAATGAGTATATAATAAAAGCTTCATATCATCTGGAGAATTTATATCAATATCTCTCCCAGTCTTAGTTTTAAATAATCTTACTTCTAAAGATTGATAAATCTTTTTTAAAAGGAATGTTTGACGTACTTCTAAATCTTTTTTAACTTTTTCATAATATTGAGTATTTACAGGTATTCCAGCATCTTGCATATCATTAAAACAGAATATACCTTCATGAAACAATTCATAGGCTTTATTTGTTGATCTACTTTCTTTATCATTTATATTAGATTTTTCCCATTGTTTTTCTGCTACCTTAATAGTAAATAGACCATCTAACCCATTATAAGATAATAGATTTTTTAATGGGGCTTTATGCATATTATTAAAAGGACTTCCTTCAACTTGTTTCTTATATTTTGATATATCTCCTCCATATTCATATCCAAAATGAATAAAGGTTTGAAAATCAAGACTGGTAAAATCTGGCCTTTCTTCCTCCACATGGGCACGAACCATGGTGTCCCAAATCCATCCTTGAGGTTCTACTCCTATGATAACTTTAGTCCAAGGATGTTCCATTTGAATATTTTGGGCTACTTTTTGTATTTCTGAATTTAACATTATTTCTGACCAAATAACTTTTATCTTTTCAATTTGTTCAGAAGTCCAATGATTAGGATATGAATATGGCCATGAATATGCTTCATCATAGCCATATACTCCACAACCCATGGTCCATATATGATTCCCTGGATAATATGGTTTTAAAGCAGATGTTTCATAATCAAAAGATATACATGGCTTATTATCTTTTAACCATCTTAGAAAATTTATTAGTTCATCAAAGTTAGTTAATTGAACTATTTTACTAGCGTAATCAGGAAATTCTGGAGGAGTTCTTTTTAATTGACTCAATGCCCATTGTAAATCCAATTTAAAAATAGTTTCGTATTCAGGATTTCTTAGTACATAAGATGGATGATTTAAAGGTAATATCCAAGCTCCAGTTTGAGAATCTGGAATACATAACTTTCTCCATCGGTTTATTGAAAGATTTGTAGTTATAGGTTGTGATCTATGTTGAAAGAAAGCTTCGACCGCTTTTCCACCAAACAAAAATATAAAATTAGGTTTTAAACTTTCAATAGAACTTCTCCAATTAGATTCACAACATTGTATTTCTCTTTTTGTTGGGGGTCTGTTAGAACCTTTTTCATTGGTTGGACGACAAGCTAAAGTATTTGATTTATAGAAGTCTCTTTCTAGATCGTACCCTGCTATTGTAATATGTTTCCTTAGAATACTTCCTGCTTGTCCTTTGAACTGTATATTGAATTTATCTTCGCTGCTATTATGAATAAATATTCCATTACAAGAAAAGTTATGATATTCTTCTACTTCCATATCAAATACATCTTCAACCCCTTTATATTTAATAGATATTATTTTATGATTATCTATTGGAGGATAATCATAAGAAGGAAATGATTTAATAAATTTACTTTTTACTTTTTCTTCAGACCAATTATACAATTTAGCTCTTCCTAATAAATAATGATAATAATAATTAGGGTCATTCTTAAATTTATTTTTTACTGTTTCACTTGTTCTTTCTCTATTTTTATAAATAGATTCAATTCTTTTTTTATAGTTTATAGGATTAGATAAATGATTTTTCATACTATTACTTAATTTCACCCGATATTCTATTTTACTTGTTGCTATTTTATAATTAATTTTTCCTATTTTACTATTCATAGGATTATTTTTAGTAGTATGATGCTTAGAATGTAAATCAATATCTAAGGGTTTTAAATTATCATAAGAATCATCTATCTTTATTTCGTTATCATGATGACACTGTTCTTTTTTTGTTAATTTTCTACCTAATTTCCATTCTAATAAAAATCTTGATTCTTTAACCATTTTATTAGAAAAAGCTCCAATAAAAGAATAATCTAAAGTATTTCTATGAAAAGGTTGTAAACTATGTCCAATTGATAATCCCTTTTCAATTGATAAATAAATAGAATTTGAAACTATTCCTTTAAATGGATCATGTAATATTGAAGGTTTTAATAAAAATAAATGAGATTTAGTAACTTTTATAGAATTTTGTTTTATTATTATTTTTTTACCTTTAGCAAATTTCCATTCATAAGTTACTTCATATACTTTTTTAACTCCTGTCTTCCATACTTTGTTTACTTTCCCTAAGACCAAAGAATTTGAAGAAGTATCAAAAGAATAAACATAAAAATCAGTTTGTCCTACCAAATCCTTTATTGGAATACCATTAGGATAAATATATTTATTTCTATAAGCAGTATCAATTAAAGAATCTCCGGTAATACACCCCGGCGCTTCTCCCAGGAAAAAAGCATTTAACTTCCCTTCCCCAGTAGTAGGTATGTGGGGATTAAGAACATGGCGAAATAAGCCACAAGCCTCACATCCGGTAGCTCCTTTTGTAGTTCTCTCTTTTGGTATCGCAGTCGGTAGATCGAAAAATCCTGGCATTAGGCCGTTGTTACCTCGTATGGTATAGGAAAAGCTATATAATATCCTTCAAATTTACGATAAACATAAATATCATATGAATCCCATAGAAAACATGAAACATTATTACTCTACCTTTACAATCATGATATGTTTGTATACATCGGTAGAAAACAATAATGTTTTTTTGGTAGGACTTATTTGAAAATCCCGTGTTACTTTAATAATCTTACTAAGAAAATCAGGGGATATTTTAACGATAAATCCCTCTGGCATATATTTTTCTTTCCAATCAATAGTGTCCTCTAATTCACCTATTTCTCTAACAGCAGATATTATTAACTTTTCCTCTTTGTAAGATAAGGATATGTAAGATAGAAATTCTAATTCTCCACTACCAGCACTAGCCATAATTCCTGCAATATCTAAAGATTTTTCTATACCTCCTGGTAAAGTGTATACTTCTCCTTCTTCAAATTTCATTTTATCAAAAAGAGTAGTAACACTATTAACAGGATAGTCTCCTGCTAATAATCTAGCTGAAAATATTGCCCCCTCTTTATCAGATAAATGAACCCAAGATTTAGTAAGAGCGATATTTTCAAAGGTAACAGGAAGTTTGGTAAATTCATCAGCTACTTTGGTTGGAATAGTAAAGGGAGATATCACTGCTCCTTCCATTTCATATTTAGATATTCTGTAATTATCTGTAGATAAAATAAAACCATCTTCTACATGAACTCCTGCTAACAAATTTAAAGCGGGGTCTGTTCCGGCACTAAATACACAAAGACTTAATCCATTTATAAAGAATTTAGGCAATTCATACCATTCCAGTTCATCTGTTTTAAGAGAGTCAATTCTACCAAATATTTGATCTACTTGATCTTGTTGAAGAGTATTAAGTTTAAGAGTTGTTTTTCCATCGGTAATAAGAAATTTATCTTCTTCAATACTCAAGGTTATATCATCATTCTTCATTTTAGATAAAACTTTAAATAATTCATCTCCTCTAACAGAAACCTTTAACTCTGTTACTAGAGGATAAGAAACACTTATTGAATCTTTAAAACTTCTTATCCAAGAATTATCAAATGTTATATAATCCATACCCATTGTTTTAGTAGCTTTTTCTACACCAGACATAACCGCTTTTAGTGCTTTAAGAATATCTTGTCTTTTCATGATTTCTCCTTATAATTTCTTCCTCATTTTTATAAAAAAGGTTTGAATTCTTTTTTTAAGAACTACTTTTTGTCTAGTTCCTAATTCATTTACTTCAACATCATATAATATATTTACCAAATCATTATAGGTAACTCTACAGTTTAGTGGTGGGTCACGTCTAGCACATGTTATTATATTTCCCTCAGCATCTTCTACTACATACCAATACTTGGCAGTCGTATTCCATATTAAAGTTTGAGTAACTTTAACCCGGTAAATAGCATTGTTTACTCCTAGTAACACTGCGCTTATGGTATATAATCTTTCTGCCATAAGTCTATTCCATTTTAAACCAAGATTTAACCTCTCTTACTACTATGGGATTCATCTTTCTTTTGAATTTTTCTAACCCAATATTTCCCACAGAACCCCCATCATTTACTAGTTTATTTTTAGCTTGAATAATTGAATCAGTATAAAAAAGGTATCTCATATATTCACTAAGAAAATCTTCTTTTTTACAAATACAAAAACGGTAGTTAATATATTTCCAGTTCTCATCCCATATATTAACTCCATAGATATACCCTTTGGAATCATGTAATATTTTTCTATTTTTACCATGAAGTAAATATTTAATCATTACATCATCGTCTTGTATTTCTGTGTTTGGGCCCATAGAATCAAGCCAATCTATCATAACTTGTTTTAATCTTTCTTCAATACATTTGACCCCTTTAAGACAATATAATTTATCAATTGAATCATAAGACAATAATCCTTTTTGAAATCGTCTGGGGAATTTTTTACAGTTCTTTCGGAATGTTTGCCATTCTCCTCCTTCCATTTTTAAGAAGGATTTTGGATCAAATATAAATTCATAGTCAAGAAATTTACTGGTGGTTAAACCCGGCATAATCCAATCAGGAAAATCTGACCAAACAGAAGTAAATAAAGGATTAAAAATATGTAATGTTTCCCCTGTAATTTTATTTATTGGAGGAGTAATAACCCAACCGCCCATATACCAATAAACATATTCAGAATCTTGTTTTTCTATAATCCCGCTTTTCTTTCTGTATTCTTCAGATATAAAAAAATTAGGGATAGTATGAGACTTTTCTAAAAGAGATAAATAAGCGTTCATTTGTTTATCCTTTCCGTTCTTTTATCTTATTTTGAATAACTTTTAGTAAATCTTGAATACTTTTATTTTTGAATAAAAGATTGTTTATATCAACGGTATCATAGGGGGCAACACTAAAATAATTCATTATTATTTTTAATTCTAATTCAGTTGTTTGCATTCCCCCAAGAAACTTTGCATATTGTCCAAAACAACTTGCTTCTTGAATATTTTGATGGGAGGTAATTCTAAATTCAGTTACGGAGCAATCATGGGCAATCCATAATTTTCCGTAATCACTTATAATAAAAGTATCTCCATCAGAAAAAATTTGAGGAATGCCTCTTTCTATTTTAGGGGCACTCTCAAATTTTTTCACTAAAGAACGAGACATTTTTTTCATTATACTTCTTCTTCCAAGATTTCCTCTAAATCAGCCTCCATCTCGGTAAGACACTTTTTGCAACCTTCTATTTCTTTTACCCGTTCTTTGATCTTTTCCTTTACTTCCTTGACCTTTTCTTCTTTAATCTCTTCCTTTACTTCTTCCAACAGTTCTCTCTTTTTCATGGCAAACCTCCGTTTATTTATTTACAACTTTTTCTTCTATTTCATTTAAATCGGTAAAAAATCCTTTTCCTTTTCCAACATTACTTTTTGTTGATTTGTTAACACTTCCTGCGCTGCAAGATTTTCCCTTTATTTTCTCTATCAATCGTTGGGACACCATCCCCGTTTTCCTTGATTTTCCTCCCATCATCAACCTCCTGTAAGTTACGAATTGTACCTAACTCATCATACAAACAACCAGATACTATACCTATCAATTCGTTGTGAATCCCTTCTATAATAAAATAACCTGGATTTTCCGGTAAGTAAAGCTTTATTTTATCATTGAAGTTAAATAAGGCTAAAAAATCGTTTGTCCTAATGCCCGCTATAGGCATATTACACAAGGGGCCAGGGGGTAGTACATCCTCGTTTTCGACTAATCCTAACCCCTCCAATTCAATCTTCCTATTTAACTCAATAATTGTACCGGAATAGATGTCTCTTTGAATGATTGTTAGTTTACCATCCTTTACTCTAAACTCTATATGAGAAAGGCTCTCATTGAGAAAGGATAATGATTCCTTATGAAAGGTTATGTAATAAAGAAATGAATCTGGTTGGTAAAACTTGAAAAACATCTCCTCAGCATCTGAGAAAGATTGATTTGGTACCCGACATTTCTTTGTACGTTCAAATTCAGTTCCTCTTTGTATAAATTCAACTCCTCCATCTTTAATAATAAAGTTAGGAGAATCATAATCGGAGGCAAAGAAACCAAATGGTTCTGGAAAAGCATCTTTTGTTGTTTGTAATCGGAGTAAGACAGTTTTATCTGCATTTAAAATGTAAATTATATTTTGCCATCCAAAGATCATATTCTTTTGTCGGCCAGTCTGCTCTAAAGCTACGGCATAAGCAAAAATCTTTTCTACTTCAAATTCATTTTTAAGCATAGAGACTCCTTACTTTATTTTATCTGTTTTCCAAATAAATGACCAACCAGCCGTTTCTTTTTTCATATCTTTTATAACACATTCTTGAAGATTATTACCAAAAGACAAATAATCTCTAATACACTTCCCCTCGATTATAGCTCCATCTAAAAGGGCTTGCTCTCTTTTAGTAGACATTTCTTTAATAATTGCTGTTGAGGCTCCTATTATAGCTATTAATACTACTATAACTATAATATTGATAGTATTCATTGAAAATTTCATTTTACTTCTCCTTTAATAAAATATAGGGGGTCAGGTCAAGGACTGGGACTTCCCTGAATGAACTGTCATCACCAGTATACCCCCTATATATTTAAAACTTTGTATAAGACAAGGAAAGGTACGTGGTGGGATTTGAACCCACTAATTTCGGGCCTATACACTTGTCACCCTTCTTTCATCTATCAGAACAGAAACACAGCTAGCAATGGTATAGGACTTTTTGCTCACCCACACTTCTGTTCCCATGTACCTTATTCTTTTCTTTTAATCACTTTATTTCTACAAAGGTAATATAGAATTCATCATCTACAGTAGAAGAAGCAAACCCTAAAGGAGCAATAACAGTTCCCATTCCATTACCTATAGGAGCAGATGCTGCTCCACCAGGGCTAAATCCTATTCCTGAAACAGAACCTTTCTTTATAACAAAATATCTTACCTTTTCACCTTCAATTTTATTATCTATTATTTTTGATAACACATCTTCTGCTCTTATTCTCCATAACGGATTTCCTTTCAAGACGGTTATTACCTTTTTAACCACTTCTCCTTTCTTTAAATAAGTAGCTCCTTCAATAGGTATTTCTAGATAATCATTCCAATTAGTAATTTTTCCGTTTTGATAAATAGGAATATTTATTGGATGAGCCTCTGGAGGAACTAATATTCTTTCTCTTATCTCTCCAACTCCTGGAAAATTTACATCTACATCGGTAGATATGGTTTGGTTTTGTCCTTGTACTTGAATTTGGCCTTGATGATTATAATTATAATTACTTGGAGGGGGAGGAACCACAACATTTGCCATACCAGAAGAAACCAACAAAAAAGATACAATACATACCATTAAACTAATAAAACTTTTCCTTTTCATAACTACCTCCTTTTATTTTATACTAAATCAAATAATCCTCTTTCTGATTGAAACAATCCTTTCATATATATATTATTTAAACGAAACCATTTCATACCTTTTTGTCTAACATTATCTTCGATAAAATATTCTTTTTTTCCTGAAGCATCTTTTTTTAATCTTAAAAATCCTACAAATCTATATCCATTAACATGGTGATGTATTGAAGTTATATCATATATATAAGAACAGGGTATAGGATTAGTTGATACCCAATATAATATATCCTTTGACAAATCTCGAATAGTTTTTCCATCTAAAGGATTTTTTTCTATCCAATGTTTAAAAATCATCCATAGTAAATAATCAAGAACATATTTAGAATCTATTCCAAATTCTTTAACTCTTTTAAGATCATCCAATCCTTCTCCATCTATAATAATCTTATCATAAGTAGCTAATTTGGTTTTTGTATAATCGGTACTAGAAATTCCCATTTTATCCTCTATTATATACTACAATATTAGGTTAAAAATCAAGCCCCTATATCAAAAGTAAAATTAAAATCTTTTGACCAATTAGTAACTTCCATAAAATCCCTTCCTGCAATTTTATACCCTTTTTCATCCTCTTTAAAATCATATTCTATGGCTATTTCTAAGGCTTTCTTTTCTACTGTTATTCGTTCTTTCTCTGTTTTTATATTTGTATCAACTTCTAATATCTTATTTTCTAATTGGTTGATTAAAAGGTTGTCTCCTTTTCCTTTAAAAACAACTCTTTTTATTACTTTATTCCATTTATCCTTCTTTCTTTCACATTCTGCTATTGTATTATTTCTATTTTTGATAGAAAGGGAAATTGCGTGTTTTGTTTTTTCTATCCAATTAGTATTTATTAAATCAATTTTATCTAAAAGCATCATAGCTACTTGAGTAAAACAAAATTGGGCTTGAGCATCTAAATCAAACTTAATCTCTTCATGAAATCCTGTACTATCATATAATGCTTTCTTTTCTGGGTTATTTAATAATTGATAAGCAGCATTTATTTCTTTAAATTCTTTATCATCTCCATTATTTACATCAGGATGTAATTTTCTAGCTTTTTGTTTAAAAGCCTTTTTAATTTCATCTTTAGTAGCTTTCTTATCAATATCTAATGTCTTATAGGGATTTTTCATTTCCTTTTTCTCCATAAACGAAAACCTAAATTAGTATGAAAATAAAACCACCATAAGGGTTTTAAATACCAAGGAATAGTAGATAATTTCCACATTCCTATTCCTTCAATCTTTTTATTTCCAATATAAATACTCACTCTCACCTTGACCATGACCTTGACCCTGACCTTGACCATGACCCTGACCTTGACCATGACCTTGACCCTGACCTTGACCATGACCATGACCCTGACCTTGACCATGACCCTGACCTTGACCTTGACCCTGACCTTGACCATGACCCTGCTGAATCATAGCCGGAGCGAAGCGTTGCGGCGTTCATTTTTGCACCACCTTAATGTTAATTTTCATTCTTGTGGCATCCACGATAGCCCCACGGCCAACAACAACGTCCTGATCGCCGTACACTTCCGTTTCGTTAAAACTTCCCTTAGAAATGGCATCAGTGAAGCGGCCAGAATCGGCTATCCACATAACAGTGCCGCCCTTCAAAACAATTTCTTGTTGACCGACAAATTTTACTTCCCCGACAAGGTGCATGGTTACGGTTCTGATAAACCATGTGTCACCAACCGTAAACGGGTTAAAATCTGCCTTCACTGCTTCACATTTGTTGAACATATTCGCCAATTCTTTTGCCTCGCCTATTGTTAATTCATCAATCTTCATTTGTTTCTCCTTTTTTATAGTTTTTTACTTTCCACGCCCCAACCTTACTTTTCAACCAGAAGTTTTCTTTTTCATTTTATTAGCCTTTCTAACATTTCCATTCTAAAATCAGTTCCCTCTTTATAAAACCAAACTCTGCCCCCATTCTGATCATATCCCCAAGGTTCTATTCCTGGAGCCCAATCTGGAAAGTAGGCTTGGTTACCAACTAAATTCCATGATAAAAATACTTCATTTCGTAATCCCTTTGAGAGCCATCCTCCTTTAGATTCTACCCAAGAATCATAATCATTCCAAGTTACAGGAACTTCAGACCTTTGGATAAAACGAATGGCCATAAGGTTATTACCCCAATTAAATCCTGCTCCTTTACTTTCAAACAAATCTCCCACTTCACAACAAATATCTTGACTGTTCTTTGGTACATTTCCAAAATCAAAAGTGGAACAGGAAAGGTTATCTACTTCCCCTTCACTATATGTCCAAGCAAGAAACTTTAATTCTTCAATAAACTTTTCAAGAATAAGACTACCTAACCATTGAGCGTCAGACATAAGAAGGAACATACGTTCAAAGTCAATTCCCTCCATTTCCATTTGCCGTTGAACTCCTGGAGCAGTAGCAGACCAACTATAAGTATCTAGAGTTATATGACGCACTCCCGCATCAATGATAGCTCCTATCCATTCATACATATCATTAAATTGATCATTAATAAATATCATCATCGGTTCAATTCTAGCAACAACCCTTATACCAGCATCGGTAAGAGCTTTTGCTGCTTTTATTCTCTCTTTGAAGATAGGTGCTCCCGGTTCTAGTTTTTTTAACAAAATATCGTTACTAGATATCATCGTAATATGCACAGCAGAGCCACCTTTGTTGTCGGCTAGGGCATTAACGTAATCCTCCCTGCCTATTAGGCTGGACTTAGTATTTATCATGACGCTATATTCGATATTTGAAAGATATTTTAATAGTTCTAAGCTTACTTTTTTTCTTCCTTCAATAGGTAAGAAATCTTCATATCTAATACCTAATCTAATAGGTATTTGAAGACCTATAGCATTTTGAACTTCGTTATTGCTTGACAAAGACTTTCCTCTAAATTTCATTAATTTATCCAACTCCCGTTTATAATAATCAGGAGAACAATACCGTAATCCCATTGTTTTACCATTATCAAAGAAAGAAGTATATAAAGACGCTCTAAAAGAATTTGCAAAGCAGTAGAGACAATTGAATGAACAAGTTAAAGAATCATATACATCACAATTTAAAGGGAGAGGACAATGAGCGGCTCTTAATGATACCTCCAAAAAAGAATTCATTTCTTCTTCATTTAACAATCTTTGAATTAATTCAAACTTCCCAGTGTCTAATTTAAATTCTTGATAATTTGTTTTTCTTCCTTTTTCTTTTACTAATCCCTTTATTTTTTGTAATGACTCTAAAATAGACCGTCTAGGGATTATATCTTTGACTATAGTTCTAAGATCGGAATAGTTCATTTAGTTCCCCACATTGTTTCTACTATCTTTTTCCAAATAGATACTATTTCTAATTCCGTGAGAGTTTCCTTTTCTCCATAAAGAAAAGAATATAATTTGTTTTTATCTATTTTGGGAATTTCCCCCAATCTAGTATTTAATGAATTACGATAAGCTTGAGAATGTGTTCCTTCTTCTTTTGTTATAAATTCATAACAAGGAACACATAAATTTCCAATCATTTTACCACTGTTAGAACTGTTTTTACAACCTTTTACAATACAATTAGAGGATGGCTTTTCTTTTTCCTTGTGAAGGGAAATATTTATAAAATTACCATAGTCAAAATCAAATTTAGTAGACAAAAATTTAGTTCCAAATCTAATTTGAGACACCAAACTTCTTTCAGGTATACTAACTATTTGATCACTATGTTCTATTGTTTCCCATCCTTCTTCATCTAATTGTTGTTCTACAATCATTAATCTCCGTTTCATTTTGCTCTCCAATTATTATATGACTTTTAAAAATTCATTATCAATAGGTTGATAACCATCAAAGTGTGTTTCTATTATTCTTTTACTTCCACATTTATCACAAATTTGATAAGACCATTTTCCTGTATTTTTAACCTCTCTCCATTTGTGAAACCATTTACACTTTTTAGTATATACTCTCATACCAGAGGAAGGGGTTGGAGTTAATTTTACTTTTTGTTTATTAGGAAAATCAAATTCTTTCTCAATCATTCTTATTGGAGAGGCATGTTTATTCAATCTTACAATTCTTTCTGCCAACTTATTGTAATCTTTATGTTTTTCTTTTATTATTTCAATAAGTTCTGTTTTAGTTAATTCATCAATTGGCGTTCCATTATATGTTAAATTAATATCTTCTTTCATATTAAATCCTCATAAGTTAAATTATCTTCTTTTAATCTATTTACTTGACATATAGAACAAAATTTCCACCTTCCCCCTTTTCCACTACCTCCTCTATCCCACGTTAATACTTTGGATCCAATAGGTATTATTGAATTACAATCATGACAATTACTAATTAAACAACTTGTAGTTAAGGTGACCCCATGTCGTATACCTCTACTACCAACCCATATCATTTTTCCATAATTTCCTTTCCCAATTTTACGTCCCATCAGAATTGGCTCCTATATTCCAAAATAAAATAGGTTGTTCTAATTCATGAATATTATCTACTAAGAATTTCCACGCCTTGGCATCATAATATTTATTACAAGGAAAAGGAACAGGGGTATCTTCTGAATCGGTGTATTTATAATTTCCATCTACTATAACTAATTTTGGTCTATGTTTACCATTTGTAAATAGATTATTTATATATGGAGAAATAATTTTTTTTCTTTTCTTTTCAATATTTCCTGTTCGGGTCATTATACCGTAGATAGTAATGCCCTCTTCATATCCTCCATAAAGGCCAGAACATATTGTTCCACTTCCTACACTTACTACCAAAGAACCTTTTTTGAATATAACCCTTTTAGTTTCTTGGATTGTGGCTTCTAAAGTCTCTTTAAATGGTAATCCTAGTGGAAGTAATATAGCATCTAATCCATATTTGTCTTTTAATAACCTTCTACTTAAATACCAATTAACTTTGGCCATTCCAGCAGGTATATCTATTATTTCAGCATTAAACTCTTTCCATTGTTCTCTATGATAAGTTAAGACTGGGTGGGGTGCTTTATAAATAGGGTTAAAAATAATCGCTTTTAAACCCAATTCATAGGATGCCCAAGCAATTCCCCAACCAGCCATACTAATAGACGTTTCTGTATATCCTACAATCTTTGTTCCATTTTGTTTTAACTTTTTTAAATGAGTGTAAACTCCTCTAATTTTTGAAAAAGGAGGAGCAGGAAAATCTTCACACAAATCCTCTCTTTTTACAAATACCATCATATTTTTAACTTTATATGTTTCTAAAGGAGTTGTCTTCATTACTTTATCTCAATTCTTTATTATAGTAAATGGAGCCGGTCTAACAATTAAATTAGGGGCATATAAATCCCCTTCATATTTATAATGAGCTATTCGGTAAGTTGTACCTAGTTTTTCTGAAATGTTTTCAGCTATAGGAATAAAACTCAAAGCAATTTCTTTATCCATAGCCATGGCAGTAGTGGCTCTTTCTCTATCATTTGAAGCATAGAAAGAAAGCACTCCCTCTTTACCATCTTTGTCTTTCATCAATACTATATAAACGTCATTTGTGTTTTGTTCTTCAGCCATTGGTTACTCCTTTATATCCTTCATAGTATATATATCCTTAGTAGTTCCTTCAAAAACTTCTTTCCCTTTGTAATAGTCTCCAACCCCATCCCATGAAGCAAAAAATATTGCTTTGTTTGAAGGTTTTATTTTTAAAGGTTTATTTTCTTGTATCTCCCGTTTCCACGTCATAGTATTAAACGTACAAGGGTTTTGGACATTCACTCCACAACAGGTATTTGAAGTTTCCATATATCTCCAACCAGCATTTACAAAATCGGGACAACCTAATCGGATGTTATATTTCTTAGCTATATCTATTAATTGCTGTAGTATAGGGTGCCAGTATTCGTCTCTGTTATAATACCACACCTTCTCTATATCTATGCCTATAGCGTGTAACCTACGTGCTACGAAGGCATTGAAATGTAGGTTATAGGTGTTATAAGAAGGAATACCGTACTTAACTAATTGTTTCATCATTTCTTCAAATTGTTCTACTGTATGATAACCCGGAATAAAGGGTTCTCCATTTACTCCAACATCTATATTATAGGTCTTTAAAAATTTGATAAATTCTAATCTTGCTTCAGGGTGAGAAGTTTTTGTTCTTTCTAACTTAATCCAATCTTTTTCCATCCCCACTGTTATTATAGGAGTCATATGAAGATTTTCTCCCATGGCTAAAAGAACGTCTAGATAATCATCATCCCATAATATATTAACAAACTTTGATTCTATTACAACATCCCATTTCAATTCCCAAAGGATTTTGAGAGCTTTTAAAGATACTCCATAATCCATTTCAGCATCTTGAAAAGGGTCAGCTTTATTTCCAAATCGGATTGTTTTCTTTTGTTTAATTGCCCATGCTAAGGGAGATTTAGGATTAGGATTTTTCAATCCATTATGAAGAGTTCTTGCAAAATTCTCTATGTCAAGGGGTCTGAGTTCTTTTCCCCATACCTCATTTAGTCTGCGAATGTAACAATGAACACAATCGGTGAGGCAATTGGAATAACTATCTAATGAAAATGCTAATGGGCAGTAAAGGCTGTCCCCACGGATTGTTAAACCTTGTTTAAGTAATTTCATTATTTCTCCGTTTGAAATATAAGAAAGGATTGGGCCATTGCTTGTTTTTGGGTTTCTTTTGGAGGTCATCGTTGGTTATTACATGACCCAATCCTATTATTTACAAATTAAATAACACCCCGCCAAAGTCCTTGTATACAGAATGTAGGCTGGTTAACCTATTATCCTTTTGCCTTATCCGTGTGTAAAGGGTGGCGGG